CTTCTTTTCCATCATAATAATCAATTGGTTCATTATTTCTAATTTTCATTGTAAGTCGAATGATTTCTGATTCTTGCGCTTGCCGCATAATTTCATCAAGAAAAATATGAGGATGATCTAATAGATGGTTATCTTCATTTTTATCTATTGGCGGCAACTGACCAGGATCACCTAAACAAATTACATATACATTATGAGTAAATAATAAATCTATTAATGTTTTAGGAGCCATACTTACTTCATCAACGACGATAATACTATAATCTAATTGCGGTTTTGGTTTTCTAAAAAATCCACCATCAGGCTTAGGAATGGATTCATATAAAAGCTTGTGTAAAGTACAAGCATTTTTATTTCCTTTTTTACGAAGAACTTCTGCAGCTTTGCCTGTAAATGCACAATAACATACGTCATCCTCGTCTACATCAAGAGCTTCAATAATAAAACGTACAAGTGTGCTTTTTCCACTGCCCGCGTAACCACTAATTACTGTATACTTTTTACCTGCATTATACCTATCTATTGAAATTAATAATCCTTCTGCCTGTTTTTTCGTCAATATCATTAATCATGCTCTCCTATGGCTTCATTTAAGATCTGACAAAATTTCATTATATCTCTATTTGCTTGTCGTTGATAATAAGCTTTGTCATGTTCTTTTTTAGAGTCTTTTATAAATTCATATTCAGCCATTTGTTCTCTAGCTCGGATATAACGATAAGTCAAAGAATCATATATAAATCCTTTTAAATGTTTTACATTATCATCTTTAAAAGTTGCAAATGTACAATTTTCTTGTTTTTCAAAACCACATGTAAAATTTACAGAATATTGAAATGGACAATTTTTTTGATTACATTTCATAATAAAACCTCTTTCTATTTTTTCTATATATATTATATCAAATTTTAAGAAAAAAATCAAATTAAGAAAAATGCGTTTGAAAAAATCCAAACGCATTTTTTGTTTCTATGTAAGTGGTCATGTGCGCGCCGAGCCGTTAAGAAGATACTCCTAATGAATCTAAAAAATTTGCTATATAAGATGCACATGAAGAACAAATTTCAATATTGGATAATTCTATATCAGATTTAAATTTAGCTAATTTAATTCCATTCTTCATTGCATATACATATTTATTTATTGGAATTGACATTGTTATAAATTTATTGTCTTCACATACTTTTTTACATATATCGCATTTATAAACTATCATTTTTATTTCCTTTTATAAATATTTCCAATGATAACCACCGCTTGTTTTTTGAGCGCCTCTACAGGTTGCGGCTATTCCAGTGTGTGCAATCCCTGTTTTTTGGCTAGCTTCACGAGTTGATTGAAAAATTTGATTTAATTCAATACATAAACATTTTTTACCATTACTATGTTTACCATAATTAGGGTTGTTTGAGCCAGACATTCTTTTACTATGATTAATTTTCCATTCTTCATCATGTTTTATTTGTGGAGATGGATGAGTTTTCCAATACTATTTTAAAAATATAGAATGTTCTTTTCTTCTTTTCTAACCTTCTTTAGTTTGATAATATTCTTTTTTTAACTAACTTTGTTTTGTTTTCCATTCTTTAGATGGATGCCAACCAGAAGTCCCCTAACCACCTTCGGTTAAATTATAATGATTTGGATTTTTAAAACTATTATAATGATTTATCCAAAATTTTTCTCTATCAGAAGCAATTAATGAATATTGCTCTTCAGGAATGTTTTCTATAATAGATAGTATAAAATTATCCTTTCCATATTTATTAATAGCATGATTTAATGCCGCACATCCTTTTCTATTATATTTTGCCTCAGATAAATGTGTACTCCAACGATTTTCAATATTTTTGGCCTTGCCAATATAAATATGATGATTTATTTTATTTTCAATTTTATAAATTCCACAACTCATTAAAAATAATACCCCTCATCTATAATTTCAATATTTTCAACAATTAATTGAGGATAAATTTTATTATTCCAAAAATTTTGATTGCATTTGCAAATTGCATTTGCTTCTTTAAATTTATCTGGTTGAACAGTAAATTTTTCAATCTATTCTTCAGTTCCATTAAACTTAATAATAGATAATCCATTTTTAAGATTAAACTTTAAAGTATTACTTTTCATTATTTGAAAATTAGAATTTGTAATTTTAAAATTAATATTTACATAAGCTCTATCAATATCTTGTCCCCAATAATCATTCATGTTTGCAATATCTAATATTGTTTGATTATTATTTTCGTTTTCTTTAAAATCATAATCAATTCTGTAAATAGGCTCAATAGATACATCTTCTAATAGTTGATCAATATGATAAAGAAAATTATTAACTTGATTTCCTTTTATTCCAATACCATGTGCATTATCATGCCCTTCTACATAAATTACTTCAGGACATTGTTCAAGAATTTCTTTAAAACTATTAATTCCAGTTTTTGTATATCCGCGTCCAGAACCTTCATATGCCTATTCTCCATTTCTGTTAGTTCGTGTTAATAAACAACATGGTCTTTGATATTTTGCCATAAATTTATTTGCAATCAAACCGCGAATTTCAGAATCAATTTGACCAGGTTCTAATAAAAATAAAAGAATTTTATGGTCAAGCATATGATTAGTTTCAATCATTTTCTCTAACATAGCCAAACCTGCATCTTCTGCTCTTGTCTGTCTATTTTTAACATTTGTAACTGTTCTAATTGCTTGTAAAATTAATTTTTCTGTCTCTCCTAATTTATGTCCACGTTTATTTGAAATAACTTCTTCAAATGCTTTATGATTTAGCATAGCATTAAATAATAAATTTTTCTATTCTATAGTGCCACTTCTGGTAATAGCATTAACAAAAGGAACAATAAAAAAGGCGGCGCCGATAGAAGTACAACTCATATCAGAATTAGAAGGAATATAGTCTGGTTTAGTTAATGGAAAAGAGTTTTTATCAAGCATATAATCAATAAAAGGATTTTTTATATTCTATTTTTTAAATCCTTTTGTAATTAAATAGCGAGTTTCAAATGAACGTAAACTCATCATATCTGCATCTAATCCAAGAGCAACTAAATCAATAAAATTATCAGCATAATTTACATTTAATATACTATCTATATATCGACAAAATTGCCAGACTACGCCAACACCAGATAATTCTTTATTAGGATAATCAGATAATTGATTATTAATAATTACTGCATATTCACTAATATGATCTGCTAAATGGTGGTCTAATACTAATACTCCTATTCCTTTTTTAAATAGTTGATAATGATAATCATAATCATTGCTACTTGAATCTGGACAAATTACTAATGAATAATTATTAGATATTTTATTTATACAATCAGATAAGCCATGCTGCTTACTATCATGCATTATCCATGTTAAATGATTATTAATCCAAGTTGGAAATATTGAATATAAATAATTAATTAAAAGGGCGGCTGATGTATATCCATCGCAATCACAGTCTACAACAATTAAAGCATTTTGATTCTTTGATATTGTATTAAGTAATAATTTTAATCCATCTTTTAAATTTTTCTATCCTAATAATAAGGGTGAATTAATATCCTAATCAGATAGATTTACATAATGTAAAATTTCATCTTCCGCAATTCCTCTATTATAAAGTATTTGTTGAATTGCAGAAAAATTTTTATTAGGTTGATTTATTAATTGATATTTCATAATTAGCACTCCTTGACTAGTTTTATATCACCATAAGGAAGCCAATTAGCAATGGCGATTTCGCAATTAAATAACTTTTGTTTTTTATTTTTACTTGAAGTAAAATATAGATCAAACATTTGACTTTTAATAAAATTTAAAGTTTCTTGCGACATTAAAAAAATTATTTTATTACCTTTATAATAAGTTTGATACCAAAATTCTGAATAAAGTTTATCATAATCAATTTTTAAAATATTCATAATTTTCTCCTTTTTAAAATATTTCTCTATTATATTATAACAAAAAAAGAAAGAGTTGTCAAGTCAACTCTTTTTATTCTACAGTAATTCTATTTTTAAATAAATATACAAACTTATCTTTTCCTTCATCTATCGGACTTGATTTATATTCAAGTAAATTATCTTTATCAAACATATAACTAATATTTACATAATTACCATATTTATTATATAAAGTTTTTAATTTAATAACCCATTTTTGCCACTCATTATCACCAATTTTTTGAAACTGCTTATCTAACGCAATAATAATTTCTTTAACACCAAGAGATAAAAGTAATTTGACTTGATAATTGATTAAATTACTGCCGCAACATGCAACACTAATATCATTTTCTTGTCCAAAATAAGAAGCATATTTAAGACAACTTTTTTCACCTTCAAATATAATTGCTTTTTTAAATATAGTAATATTTTTTTTACTATTATTTAGATTATATAAATTAAAGCCAAGAGGATGATTATACAATTTTCCATTTAAATAGGCAGGACGATATTTACCTTGTATTTGTTCATTTTCTTTGATAAGAGTTCTTTCTCTAATTCCAATAAGATTTCCATTGATATCATAATGTGGTATTACAATGCCTTCATTAATAGGGTCATAGCATATTCCTCTTGATTCCATGATATTAAAAGTTATATCTTCCTTTTCCCATGGAATGATGCGGGGATGAGGTAAATATCTTAATATTTTATTATCATAAACTTTTAATTCTATAATTTGTGGTTGAGTTCTTTCTTTATTTCTTTTAAAGTTATTAATAATTTTCCAATCTTCACTTGCTTCTTGATTATCTTCAAAGTCAAAAGTTTCTGCGGTATATCCAAAATATTTAGCTACAAATACAATAGCTTTAGGTAAAGAAAAGTTTTGAATACCCGCAGTCTTATTAACTCTTAATACTAAATCATATATATCAAATGAAGCATCGCCGCATCCTGTATAACAATGAAACAATTTAGTATTTTCATAATAATATAATTTATGACTATCACCGCCATGACAGATTGTGCGGGCGGTGAATATTCCATTTCCCATAATTGGTTCACCGCCTAATTCACTTACAAGATCAAATACTTCTTCTATTGTTAAATTTTCTTTTAATGTATTTTTATCATATTTAAAAGACATATTTTAACCTTATGGACAATAAATTCCTTCATAATCAA